GCGGGGAACTTGGTAGTGTCTTTGTATGCGTCAGGGCCGACCTTGAGCACAAACAGAACAGTTGTGGCGTGTTCTTCTTGGCGCATGTAGGTTCCAGGCTTTACAAGATCGAGTTCAGTACCTTCAATCTTTTCAGAGATGTCTGGCACCGCACACAGCAGCTTCCAGCCTGTCGGCTCTGGCAGCATGGTTGCTTTCTCGTCGTTTTCTGCGTCTTCTGCCGGGGCATTGACGGGCTGGATTGCTTCAGGCAGGGCAAATTGCCCCGGTTCAAGTACGAGTTCACTCATCGGATTGTTCAACTTTCTTTGCAAGGTCAATGATGTAACGCTCTGCGATGGCCAGACCCTGGATGATCCCGCAAAGTTTTTGGTACTCTTCAAAAGTGCGACACGCACCCCCAGCGCAGTCATCTGCGTAGTTGTTCATGTCGGTGCGTATTTGTTCGCGCAATACGCGTGCGAAATCTTGAATCATTCTTTAGGGGTTTCCTTTCGGGGTTGGTTTTCTCTGCGCTTATTCAACTGGTCATCAACCCGCAGCAGGGCATCCCCCATCCTTTGCTGGTTGTTGAACTGTTGTTCTTTTTGGGACATCTGGAACTTGCCCGCGTTTTCTGCCGCTTGGAGTGCCTGATCTTCTTTGTCCATTCTGTATTTGCCGACTTTGGCCATGGCGTCCATTTGCAGTTTCTTTTCCTCGATGGCCAGCTTGCCCGTAACTTCCTTGTCCTTGATCTGCACTTCTTGCTGGCGAATCTGCAACTCTTGCTGCTGCATTTTCAACACGGGGTCTTGCGCTTGTTGCTGGGCCTGTTGTTGCGCGGCTTGCTGTTGGCTTTGCTGGAGCACTTGTTGTGCGGCCTGGGCCATCATGCCCGACAGAGCCACCTCAATCTGCGGGGGCAGCTTCTCATCTGCCGGGGGCAGGGGCATACCAAGCTGCTGCTCAATCTTTTGGCGGTAACCAAACCCAACGTGCTCGGAAATATGCGCTTGCATGGCCGCTTGGATCATTGGTGCCTTGGGGTTTTGGCCAACCAATTGCATGATTACGGGGTCTTGCATGGCCATCGTGTGCACCTTGATGTGCGACTCGTGGTCTTGGTAGAAGAATGCCTTGAGTGGTTCGCCCTTGAGCGCGGCCATGTTCTCTGCCACCGGGTCTTTGGGTTTTTGATCGTCCGGCAGGGGCACGAGCTTGTCTGCGTCCTTGATGCCAAGCACCTCCAGCATCTGGCGGTGCAACTGGGGCAAGTCGTAGATGTCCGGGGCCATCTGTGCCATCTGGATGACGGCTTGGTACTGCACAACCCGCTGGCTCATGGTGGCCGCGTTGGGGTCGCTCACCGGGATGATGTCAACGTGTTTGTAATCCGCTTGCTTGGCGCGGCGGTTGGATTTGTCTGGGTCGTAGTCATACTCGGGGTCTGTGTAGTCCCGAATCAATCCGGCCAGAAGTTGCAATTCTTGTTTGAAACTGTAGTGCAACCGGGCCTGAACAGCGGACATCACTTTCAACTGGCGCTCAAGGATGGCCAAGGTTGTGCCCACGGGCGCTTGTGCGCTCATGTCTGACACCTTCATGTCGGCGGTTGCGGCAAACCGTCTGCCCTCTTCTACGATGGTGCCCAGCAACTGGTACAAAACCCCGCTTGGCTCCTTGTACGGCAGGGGCAGGATGTTGTCGCGCAGCGCTCCAGAGCCAATGTCTACGTCTCGGAACTCTCCGGGTTGAATTGGCGTGTCGTCACCCTTAATGCGAAGTCCACGAGATTTGAGACCTCCTGGGAGGTTCGACAGCGTTCCTGCATCGACAAGCTGGCGCATGATGCTGGTTGCAGACTTGGCAAACCCGCCGATGAGGTGGAACAGGCCAAATCCGTAAGCTCCAAAGCCTGGGATGTACTGGTAGTGGACAAAGTGTTGTCGCTTGAGTCGCAGGTCATCGTCTTCTTTCCAGTTGCGGCGGACGGCCAGAACCTCATTGGTTCCTTTGATAAGGGTAACTACGTATGGCAGCGCTATGCCCGTTTCTTCGCCGTCGGCATTTTTGTCTTTGTAGCCGTCCAAGTCCAGGTCAACGTGGCATTCATAAATGATATAGCGCTCGTCGTTCAGATCACTGAACCCGGTCTCTTTGTCCTTGGCTTTCTGAATGTTGGTCTGCTCCTTGGACGGGTCGGGCAACTCAACATCACAATAAAACCCCGCTTGCTGGAGTTTCACAATCTCATTCTTGGTTTTGCGCATCACATGGGTGACGCGGTAGCAGGTGTCCAAGTCCGTGGCCCCGTAGGGCAGTATGATGTCTTCAGCCGGGATAAACATCGACACCTGACGCCCCAGGCTTGGGTCGTAATACACCTTTTTGAACGCACTGCCAGTGGCTGGCAGGCTCCAGAGCATGCGCTCATGCTCGGGCCTGAACTCGCGCATCACCTCTGTCAGCTCGTAATTCATGTCGAACTCGACGCGTATGGCCGCTTCTTGCTTCTCTGGGGTCTGTTTGCCCAGTATCTTGGTGCGCACTGGGCCTTGGGCCGGGAAGGTCTCCGTAATCGTCTCAGACTGGAAACGCACAACCGCCTCGGTAATCATCGGGTGGAACACGCCAGATGCACCGTTCCAGGGTTCTGTGCGCTCCTCGTACTGAAGGCCCAGCAGCTTTAGTCCGTCTGTATAGGCTTTCTCCCAGTCCTTGCGGGAGTTCTTGTCGTTCTCAATGTCGCCACACAAGTCCCCCGCCATGGTGTCCAGGGCAGATTGGTCCATCTCTTCGGCCAAGTTGACATTGAACTCGTCCTCACCTTCGTCGCCTGGGCGGATGGACAGATCCAAGTCTCCCGCGTGGATGTTGACTTCCTCAGGGTCGATGATCTCGATCTCAAGCGGCTCTTCTTGCTCCCCCAGCTCGTCTATGCCCTGGGGCTGTTGATAAAGTGCTTTGTCGATATTGGTTGCCATGTCTGTCCTTAGTAATACGCCGCCTTACGGCGAAAGTAAATGGGGTCGTCTTTCTCGTCGGAGTCCAGCTTGATGAACCCGCCCTGTCTGAACCGCAGCAACGCCTGGGAAGTCGTGTCCACGTAGTCATCGTTCTCGCCGTTGGGAAAGGACGCCACCTCCTCGATGACCTCCCTGGCCCAGCGTGTGTCTGGTGCCCAGACTGTACCCGAAGTGAACAGGTCCGCAACCGCGTTCAGACGCACGATCTTGTCGTTGCCCCTGGAGGGGCTGAACTCCTGCACCGGGATGCCCATCTGACGCAGCTCTTGTATGAGCGGGCCACCAGCGGCCTTCTTCTCCACAATGAACGCATCTGGCTCCCACTCCTTGTAGTGCTTGAGCGCTGTGGCTTTCAGCTCGGGGAAGGGCATCCTGTCCTTGAATGCGTCCAGCAGTATGACCTGCGCAGCATCGTGCTCTTCCTCGTTGTAGAACACCCCCCAGGTCGTGCAGGCGCTGTAGTCGGATGTGGTCTTGACCTCGTGGGCCGTGTCCCAGGACTGGATGATGTACTCACAGGTGGGCGGCTCTTCGCCTCCCCAGATGCGCCAGTTCTTTCGAGAGATGATGGCCGCGTTGTCGCTGGTGGGCTGCTGCATGTACTGCGCGTTCCAGTACTGGGGGTCAATTGAAGCTTTGGCCGACTTCAACGCCGCCAAGGGCCACTGCTCTGGCCACAAGGACTTCTCATCGTCCATGCCCTCATTGAGTATGGCGGGCAGCTCCACGATCTCCCAGGGCGGTGCGTTGGGGTTTTTGGTCTGGTAGTCGATCAGCCGTCCGGTCAGGTCCAGTTTGCCCCAGCGGGTCATCACCACAATGATTCCGCCCCCTGGCATCAAGCGCTGGAGGGGTCCAGTTTGGAACCAGCTCCACGCCGTGTCAAACGCTAGACGACTGTTGGCTTTTACGTCTTGTTCCGAGTGAGGATCATCCACAACAAACAGATCGGCACCCCTACCAGCCAGAGCGCCGCCGACACCAGCAGCGTAATACTGACCCCCAGCGCTAGTACTCCACTTTCCAGCAGCTTTTTGGTCGTCAGCCACAGCAGTTTGGGGGAAAAGTTCACGGTAGTCCTCGCTGTCAATCAAATTGCGCACCTTGCGGCCAAAATCTTCAGACAAAGACGCAGTATGCGTCCCCATGATGATCTTCTTATTAGGGTATTTACCTAGAAAGTATGCGGGGAACAGGTAAGAGCTGAATTCTGACTTGCCCATACGGGGTGCAATGTTGATGATGACCCGGTTTTTGCGCCCCTCAATCACATCGGTGAAGATTTTGGCCAGTTTCCTGTGGTGTGGACCGACTTTAAACCCTGGATAGACCCGTTTGGCAAAGGAAAGCATGTCCTGGCGTGCTGCTGCCACCCCGTAACGCTTCTCGCGCTCCTCCAGCATATCAAACAGGTCCATCTTCTCCTTAAGAGAAAGAGTCGGGAGCGCCTTTTGAATGGCGGCGATCTCAGTTGGGGAGAGCGTCAGGTCGTTGAGCTTCATCAGCCGTGGGTGTGTGAGTGCTAACTTCTATATCCTCGATCAATGCAGCGTCTGAGACGCCCATGAACCTGTTGAGCTTGTCCTTGATCTTTTGGTCGATCTCGTCGTCGCTCAAAGACTCCTTCTTAACCTCGATCTTGTCGGTAAACAGGCCCACTTCCGTAATTTTTCCCAAAAGACCGAGCGCCTTCAGGCGGATGTTGGCGTTGGGGTTCTCTGCTTCTTCCAGCAGTTTGGCCACGGTGTAACCGCGAATCTCTTTGGCGCGTTCCACAAACTCCCAGTCGTATGCAGACAACATCCCAACCAAATGCTGCACAGCCGCTGGGGTTTTTATCTGTGACAGGTGCTTGTGTGTGATCTCGGCTGGGACCGCCGTAATCATCCCGGTAAAAGATGCCCTGGCGGCTTCAATCTCTGCTTGCGCCACAGCGGCGTCAGTATCAACCGCGCCAAGACCCTTGAGCCAGTCGGCAGTCTTTACTTTGGCGTCCACCAAATCTGCCGGGGACAGTTTGTTTACGGCAACAGTTTTCCCCTGGTGAGTGCTCACCTCGGGAGAGAAGTCTATTAAATGATCCAGCATACGCGCATAAGCCCTTGAACCTGCGATGGGTCTAATGTACACTCAATCCCGGTAAGTGTGCAAGCAGTTGCCGGTTGGCCTGCGGCCAGCAAGCAAAAATGCTCATTTGCTTCTCCTCCGGGGGTTTGTGATTATCCCCCCTCTTCATCCCCTGACTGGTAACGGTCAGGGGATTTTTTTGTTTTGGAGGGTGTTGGTGGCACGGGCTCACGGGTCTCGACTTCCGCTATACCTGCCCTTCTGGTGATCTTTCAGTTCCACCAACACGGCCAGTATAACACCTGTCAATTGTTGGACAAGGGTTTTATAGAATTTTTTAAAAAATTTATGGGGGGTAATAGAAAGGATTACAGGAAATTGAGATTATGGCTGGGGAATAGTGTTCATAGCAAGTAGCCAGCTCGCTCACATATAGGGTTGGTGGGAGTATGGTGGGGTCTAAAGGTTTCGGTTTTTGGTTCACGCCGAGCGAAACGAGACCTATCGTTTACCCCCTTCCATACAATAGAGACATCGGTTGGGGGAACTCAGCCGCTGTGTCGCCCCGCCACTTCGCGGGGCATCTCTCTGGAGTACTCAAATGAATCAAACTCAAATCGCTAAGGTTGTCGCATCCTATTCTGGTTTCCTTGATGCGGGCACATCGTATGCCCATGTCATGCAGGATGCGGCGAAAGCCCTTGGTGGAACACCATGTTCCACGCTTCTGGCCGCACTTGCCACTGTGCACGCTGACAAGTACAAATGCAACTTCACATGGAACAAGGCAGGGGATGCCGTGTTCTACAACGGCAAGGAATCCACGCGTGAGACGCGCAATTCCCCTGCGCGTATGAGCTGGACGCGCAACGTGATGGTGTGGTTCAAAGCCGAGAAGCCCCGCACACCTCAGTCACATGGGCGCATTACCCGTGAAGCTCGTGAGCTGGGCATGAACTTTCTGAGCAACTTCGAGGGCAAAGACCGCGCCGCACAAGTGCGTGCCGCTATCGCCCTGCTCAACGCCATCAAGTGATTGGTGGAACACACTGTTCCACGGCTTGCGTGACAACGGCGTCCTGCGCCGTTGTTTCTTTTCCTGTCCAACCATGCAAATCTTGCATAAC